ATTACTTTAGTACAAGGTGATATTATTTCTTTGCGTAGACAGGTTGAACAATCTGTACAAGTTGATTTAAACTCAAGTCAAGGTTATACAGTTATTTTTATACAAAATGGCGTATCTAATACTATTAAAATTAATAATGGTGGAGATTCAGTGATAAAGATAGTGCAAGGTTCGTGAAAAAAATACTTATATTTATAGCACTTATGTTTGGTTTGTCATTGCCTATGGTGTATCAGACAACACCTTATCAAACTTTAAAACTTAAAACATTTGATACTTTAATTCACAAACAAGAACCAACAGGATTTTTTACAATACTTAACATAACTGAAGAAGATGTTATTAAAGAAGGTGGTTATCCTTTCCCAAGATCAAGACTTGCAGAAATACAAAAAAAACTTTATGGCAATGGTGCTATCGGTGTTGGTTGGGTAATAGCTTTTACTGAAAAAGATAGGTTTGGTGGAGATGCAGATTTTGCTATGTCTATGCGTATGACTTTTCCTACTGTCTTGGCTATGTTTAACAACGAAAGCAATAATTATCCACGAACCACAGGAACAGTAATTCTAGGAGATAACATACAAGGCATAAAAGCTAATGGTGTAAGGCAAAACATACCTATGTTTCAAACATCAGCTTTACAAGGTGTAGCTTCTGCACCTACCGAAGTTGATAACTTAGTAAGACAAATACCTTTGTTAATGCAAACTCCTAATGGTTGGGTTGCATCTTTTGGTACTGAAGTTTTAAAAGCATTAGCACAACAAAAAACTTACATTATTAAAGGTTCAGAAAACGGAATTGAAGAAATATCTGTTAAGGGAATACCTCCTACAAAATTAGATAAGTTCGGTAGACAATGGATTAGTTGGGTAGATACGCCACAAACAACATTGCAAGAAATGGATGTTAAAGGCAAGTTTGTTTTTGTTGGTGTTACAGCTAAAGGTGTTATGCCACAGATAGCAACACCAGTTGGTCTTTTAGAACCACATAAAATACAAGCTGCACTATCTGAATCTATATTGCTTGAAAACAGTTCTTATGTGCCAAATTGGAATTTAACAGCAGAATTAGCTGTTTTTGTGATATTAGGCTTACTGACATGGCTTCTATTAAACGCTTTGGGTATAACATGGGGTTTAGTATTAACCAGTTTATTGCATTTATCTGTGGCTTACAGTGGTTATTGGATAATTAATAAGGGTATTTTACTTGATGTTACATGGTCTTTAATTTCAGGATTTATTATTGCATCAACTGCTTTTTATTTAAGATTTAGAGAGCAATACAAATTAAGACAACAAATAAAAAAACAATTTGAACATTACTTAGACCCTAGACAAGTAAAACAACTGCAAAAAAATCCTAATCTTTTAAAACTTGGCGGAGAAAAAAGAACCTGCACATTTTTGTTTACTGATCTTAGAGGTTTTACATCTTTATCTGAGTCTGTATCACCTGAACAAGTTACTTACATTATGAATAAAGTTTTAACTGCACAACAATTAGCAGTACAAAAACATGGTGGAATGGTTGATAAGTATATAGGTGATGCAATGATGGCAATATTTAATGCACCTTTAGACTTGCAAAATCATAGCAAGGTTGCTTTAGATTGTGCTGTAGATATTTTGCAAAATATCGAAGACCTTAATAAAGAATTAGAAGCAGATGGATTACCAAACATAGCAATAGGTATAGGAGTTAATTCAGGAGAAGCAATTATTGGAAATATGGGTAGTGAAAGTAGATTTGACTATACAGCTATTGGTGATGCGGTAAATATTGCAGCTAGATTAGAAAGTGCTACAAAAGAAAAAGGAGTTAATTTACTTATTGGCGAACAAACAGAATTTTATTGTGGATACCATTTACAACCTTTAAAGCCTATAATGGTTAAAGGCAAAGCAAAAGCACTAAAAATATTTACATGGAAATAAATGAAATTTAATTTAATAAAAAATGTAGTAGGAGCTATAGCACCTACATTAGGTTCTGCATTAGGTGGACCATTAGGTGGACAAGCAGCATCTGTTGTAGCAGGTGTACTTGGTTGCAAACCTGAACCAAAAGCAATTAATGAAGCTATACAATCAGCTACTCCAGAACAAATGTTAGAACTTAAAAAAGCTGAACAAAGTTTTGAATTGCAAATGAAAGAACTTGAAGTAGATGTATTTAAGTTAGAAGTAGCAGACAAACAAGACGCTAGAGGTAAATTTAGTAAAGATTGGACAGCTAGAGTTATGGGTATTGCTGTTGTTGGTGGTTTTATGGGTTATATATTTTTAGTAACTTTGCAACCACCAGAACAAAATAGTGAAGCATTAATAAATTTAGTTCTTGGATATCTTGGAGGGTTAGCAAGTGCGGTTATTTCGTTTTATTTCGGAGCATCTGATTCAAACAAAGGGGATTAATATGAAAATATCACATGAAGGCATATCACTTATTAAAAAATTTGAAGGTTGCAAATTGCAAGCATATTATGATGCTGTTAATGTTCCAACAATTGCTTATGGAAGAACAAAAGGAGTCACAATAGGCGATACCTGTACACAGGAACAAGCTGATAAGTGGCTTGAAGAAGAGTTGAATGAATATGGTGGATATGTAAATGATGCTGTTACAGTTGAGCTTACACAAAATCAATTTGATGCACTGGTAGCTTGGACATATAACTTAGGTCCAACAAATCTTAATAAAAGTACAATGTTAAAAAAAATTAATGAAAAAGATTGGGATGAAGTACCCAATCAAATAAAACGTTGGAATAAAGCAGGTGGAAAAGTATTAGAAGGTTTAGTAAGACGAAGAGAGGCTGAATCACTTTTATTTCAAGGTAAAGAATGGATAGAGGTATAAAATGCCATTTTCTAAATTTGTTTTTAAACCAGGAATAAACAAAGAGGGAACAAATTATTCTAATGAAGGCGGATGGTTTGACTCTGATAAAATTAGATTTAGAAAAGGTAGACCTGAAAGAATAGGTGGTTGGGCAAAAAATTCATCTAATTCTTTTATTGGAACTTGCAGAAAAATTCATGTTTATAAAGATGCGGATCAAATTCAATATAATTTATTAGGAACACATAAAAAATTATATGTGCAACAAGGTAATAATTTTTACGATATAACTCCTATAAGATCAACCACAGCAGCAGGAGATGTTACTTTTGCAGCAGTAGATGGAGATGCAACACTAACTGTTTCAGATACTGCACACGATGCAGTATTAGGAGATTTTGTTACATATACTGATGCAGTTAGTTTAGGTGGAAATATAACTGCTACAGTTTTAAATCAAGAATATGAAATTGCAAGTATTATTGATGCAGATAGTTATACCATTGAAGCAAAAGATACTGATGGTAGCACAGTGCTAGCAAATTCTTCTGATTCAGGTAATGGTGGGTCATCAACAGTAGGAGCTTATCAATTAAATATAGGTCTTGATGTTTATGTTTCTTCATCTGGTTATGGTGTAGGAGCTTGGGGTGCAGGAGCATGGGGTTCTGCTACAGCATTATCTTTAACAAATCAATTAAGATTATGGTCTTTAGATAATTTTGGTGATGATGGATTATGTTTGCCTAGAAATGGTCCACTTTATTATTGGGATGAATCATCAGGAGTAACTACAAGAGCAGTTATTGCAAGTAGTGTTGGTGGTGCAAGTAATCCTCCAGTTGCTGCTTTGCAAATAATGATGTCAGATGTTGACAGGCACGTCATTGCTTTTGGATGCAATCCTATAGGATCATCTGCTATAGACCCATTATTAGTAAGATTTTCAGATGCAGAAAATGCAGTAGATTGGACACCAACAGCTACAAACTCAGCAGGTGGTGTACAGTTATCTACAGGTTCTTCAATTGTTGGAGCACTACAAACAAGACAAGAAATATTAATATGGACAGATGCAGGTATTGTATCTATGCGTTTTGTTGGTGCACCTTTTGTGTTTAGTTTTAATGAAGTTGCAACAGGAATGTCTTTAATATCTCCAAATGCTATGGCAACAGGAGGTAACATTGTATTCTTTATGGATAATGGTGCTTTTTATCAATATGCTGGTTCAGCACAAAGATTGCCATGCACAGTTTTAGATTATGTATTTAGTGATATAAATTTAGAACAAGCATTTAAAGTATTTGCTGCACCTATTCCACAACATAATGAAGTTATTTGGTTTTATCCTAGTGCAGATTCACAAGAAGTAAATAGATATGTTTCTTATAATTATTTAGAACAATCCTGGACTGTAGGTACAACAGATGATGGATTTACAAGAACAGCTTGGAATCCTGCATATATATTATCTAATCCTATAGCTGCTGGTAAATTAGACGATACTGATAGTAATTATTTATATAATCAAGAATTTGGTTTTAGTGCAGATGGTTCAGACTTTACAGCATATATAGAATCATCAGATTTTGATTTAGACCCTGATGGTGAAAGATTTATGTTTGTATCTAAATTATTGCCAGACATTAAATTTCAAAATACAACTGATAGTGGAGATACAGTAGATGTTGTTTTAAAAGGTAGAAACTATCCATTAGAAAGTTTATCTACTTTGCAAACAGTATCTGTAAATCCTAATTCTACATTTAGCAATATGAGAGCTAGAACTAGGCAAAGTGCTATAAGAGTAGAAAGCACAGCTAATGATTATAGTTGGAGACTTGGTGATCTTAGATTAGAGTTAAGACAGGATGGTAAAAGATAATGGCAGAAAAAACCTCAATACCCTTACTTACTCCTGATATGGAGTATAACCAAGAAAACGAAAGAGTTACTCGTAGAACTATTGAACAAGCAATACAAGATTTAAATTCTGAAGTAGGCAATCTTAAAACAATGCAACAATCAGTTGTTAGCAGATCATTGCGTAGACATCAATTTTTATTAATGGGGAGTAAAGGCAGTGTCTGATATATTAAAAGTATTAGGACAATCAGACCCAGCAGCTACCACTGAAACAGTTTTATATACAGTTCCTGATAAAACACAGACAACTATAAGTTCTATAGTAGTTTGCAATCGTGCAGGAACTGCTGGTACATATAGAATTAATGTATCTGTAGCAGGTGCAACCACAGGAGATAAAGAATATTTGTTTTATGATAAAGCAATAAATGCTAATACCACTGATACAATAGTAATAGGTATAACATTAGGACAAACAGACGAATTAAAAATATACTCAAGCTCAAGTGATTTTAGTTTTTCAGCATTTGGGTGTGAAACCTTAGAGGAAAGATAAAGAATGGATATAAAACAACAAACTAAAAACGTAGCATCACAAGGTCGTTATGGCGATTCTATGCTTTTGCACGTTAATCCAGCAGAAGTAAAAGGTTTAGCACAAGCTGTGCCTTTAACAATTAATCCGCAAACAGGACAGCCAGAAGCCTTTTTACCTTTTCTTGCACCAGTATTAGGTTCATTAGCAGGTGGTGCTTTATTTACAAGTTTATCTCCTGCACTTGCAGCAGGTCTTGGAGCAGGTTTAGCTACATATGCACAAACAGGTGGTTCTGGCTCTAAAGCATTATTATCTGGTTTAACAGCAGGATTTGGAACAAATGCAGCAAATACAGCAGCACAAGCAGCAAATGTAGGTCAACAAACTACAGCTAATATTGCAGCAGGAATGGCACCAGATGCAGCATCAGCAGCAGCACAAACAGCAGCAGCAGCAGCACCAAGAGCAGCTACTGGTCCATTAAGTTCGATAAAAGATACATTTATGTCAGGACCTGGAAATACTTTTAATTTTGATCAGGGAGCAACAGCATTAACAGAAGGATTGATGTCTCCTAGTGGATTTGCAGCAATAGGTACAGCAGGTACACAAGGAATAATGCAATCACAAGAAGAATTTGAAGCTATGCTTGCAAGAAATGCTAGAGAGCAAGAAGAAGAAAGACAAAGAATAATAGCTGAAAATCCTGAAATGATACCTATAGCTACAGGTGGCGTTACTAAAATGCAAGAAGGTCGTAATACAAGAGCAGAAGCTATACAAAATAATAGAAGAAGAAATAATGTAGATATATCTAATGTAGATGAAGATGTTATTCAAGATATTATAGATGGCAATTATAATGTTGGATATGATTCTGGTAATTATTACACTGGTAATCCTAATGATTTGAATAGTTATATTGATCAAGGATATGTACGAAAAAGAGAAGCAGCACCTATAGACCCATATTTTATGCCAGGATTTCAAGGTGAAGCTACATACTTTACTAATTCAAATCCTAGTGCTACAGACATAACTAGTGGTGAAGCACCAGTTTTAGATACATCAGCAGGACAAGCACCCTCTCCTATGCCTAGAAGATTTGATCCTACACAAACTGTGGGTTATCAAAATTTCTATGGAGATCAAGCACAAGATATAGTTCCACAAGTAGTTGATCCATATGCACCAATAGATTTTAGTCCGCCTCCTCCTCCTGTATTAAATCAACCAAGTCCTTTCCCAACAATGCCTATAGCAGGACCTCCTACTCAATTAGGAGATGTAGTAGAGCCAATACCTAGTGATTCAGGTGTCGGTGGTGGTATGGGTAATATAGGTAATTTAGTTCCTGGTGATCCAACTCCTAAAGCTCTAGCAAAACCAGCAACTCCAGAAGAAAATGTAGATGTATCTGATTATGTAAGTCCTAACTTACAAAATATGCCACCTTTAGATTTTAGTAATCTACCTCCTGTAGATATAAATAATTTACCAATGCAAGATTTTCAAAGAAATTTAGATTTTGATTTTAGAGCAGAAGGTAAACAGTTAAAACCAGTTCCAGAAGGCAATAAAGGTTTAGCAAAATTACCTGATGATGTAAGAAATACAATGGGTTTTATGGAAGCAGGTGGACCTACTGAAATTATGCAAGACCCTTTAACTGCACAGTTAATACAGTTTTTAATGGGTGAAGTACAAGATGATACTATTGTTGGAGACTTTATTAATAAATATGGTAATGAAGTATTTATGCAAGTAAGAGAACAAGTGTTGCAAAGTATAGTTCCTGGATCGCAAACTCAAGGTCAGATACAAGGCATGGCTAATGGTGGTATGCGAGATGATGTAACTGGAATGATATGTACAACACAACCAGTAGCTGTATCACAAGATGAATATATAATACCAGCAGATGCTATGTCTATGCTTGGTGATGGCAGTTCAGATGCAGGTGCTAAAAAATTAGATGCAATGCTTGATAGAATCCGTATGACTAAAACAGGAACAACTAAACAAGCTAAAGAAATTGATGATAGAAAGGTAATGCCAGCATGAATGAAACAGCACAAAAACTAGACCAAGATATTGATATATCTTTAGTTTTACCTGGACAAGTAAGTATGATCTGGGATAAATGCGAAAAAATATTATTGCGTTCTTGCAAAAGGTCTGGTGGCAGAATAAATCCAAAAGATATTTATGCTAGATGTATTGAAAACAGAAGCAGTCTTTGGATTATATTTGAAACAGATACTTTAAATATTATAGGTTGTGGCATAACACAACTACACGATTATCCAAGTGGTTTGCGTATGTTAAATTTAGAACATTTAGCTGGTAAACAATATTCAGAATGGGTCGATAAAGGTTTTGATACTCTATACAAATGGGCAAAAGACAATAAATGTGATGGTATAGAAGCATTAGGCAGACCAGGATTTTGGAACTGGATAAAAAAAGAAAAGGGCTGGAAGGAAACTTCTAGATTTTATGAACTTAAATTTGACAAGGATTAATTATGGGCGGAGGAAGTGGAGGAAGTAGTGCACCTACTGAACAAACAGTCTACAGTGAATCGTTACCACCTTATGTAGAGCCGTATTTTAAACGACTACTACAAAGAACTGAGGGAGAGTCTTTACAACAATATACACCTTATGGTGGACAAAGACTTGCGTTTTTCTCACCAGACGAAAGAAAAGCTCAAGCTATGACTAGAGGTTATGCTCAAGCAGGTACGCCTCAAGAATTTGGTCAAGCACAACAAATGCTTACTGGTTTATCACAACCATATACAGCAGGTTATCAAGCTGGTGCTGGACCACAAACATATCAAGCAGGTACATTAGGTCCATCACAATATGCCGCTGGTCAGTTTGATGCAGGATATGACCCATCTATAAGAGCATCTGGTTATACAGCTACAGCACCTACAGAACAATATCAACCTTTAGGTTTTGAGCAAAACTTACAAAGGTTTATGTCTCCTTATCAACAGAATGTTATTGATATACAAAAAAGAGAAGCTAGAAGACAATCAGATATTACAGGTGAGCAGATCGGATCACAGGCTGCACAAGCTGGTGGTTTAGGTGGATATCGTGAAGCTATCTTACAAGCAGAACGTGAAAGAAATCTAGGACAGCAACTAGGTGATATTCAAGCTATGGGTTCTCAACAAGCATATCAACAAGCAGTTCAACAAATAGGTGCAGAAAGAGCAGCAGATTTACAAGCTGCACAATTTGGTCTACAACAATATGGACTTGGTGAACAAGCTGCACAAAGACAAGAACAACTTGGTCAACAAGCATTTGCATTTGGAGAACAAGCTAAACAACAAGCAGCACAGCTTGGTCTTACTGCTCAACAACAAGAAGAAGCAGCTAGACAAGCACAAGAGAAGTTTAGACAAACTGGATTTCAAGCAGATCAACAGGCTTTGCAAGCTCAAGGTCAACAAGCTCTTGCAGGATTTCAAGCACAAGAAGCTGCACGACAAGCACAAGAAAGATTTGGGCAATCAGCTTATGACTTATCACAACGATATGGACAGTCTGCTGCTCAACAACTTGCAGGTCTTGGTCAAGCTAGACAAGCAGATGTACAGCAGAGAATTGCTGCATTAACAGGCATTGGTTCTCAACAAAGAGCATTACGTCAAGCTGGACTTGATCTTGGATATGAAGACTTTTTACGTCAACAACAGTATCCACAACAACAACTTGGGTTCTATAGTAATATACTAAGGGGTGTGCCAGTTCAACCACAAAGAACTGTTAGCACTTATACACAGCAACCTGGATTATTTCAACAAACTTTAGGACTTGGACTTAGTGGTCTAGGTTTATATAAAGGCTTACAGGGATAACATATTATGAATTTAGTAGAAAAAGGAAAAGAATTAGAATATGTTCCAGAGCCAAAACTTATAGAAATGGCTAGAAATCCTGAAGGGCAATATCCACAATTTTTAGTTTTATCTGAAATACAAAAACGCAATCAAATGAGGCGTATGTATAAAAATCAGATGGCTAAAATGAATCAACCTACCACAACTGTTGCAGAAGAATCAGTTATGGAGTTAGCTGGTCAAGGTGCTGTACCCATGATGGATTCGCTTTCATCTCTCTCTTCACCCGAAGGTGGTCTTAGGAGTATGGCACCGACCCTTATGAAGTCTGGTAAAAAAACTGAAATAGAAAAAGATGAAACAGAGTTATCTGAAGAGTTAAGAGAGTTGTTAGCTAAAGATAGAAGATATGCACAACAATATAAAGACTATGAATCTAGGGAAAGATTCTTTCCTCCGCTTGTACCAGAAAATTTTATAGTATCTGATGATAAATATGATCGTTTAAAAAGATCAGGTGCATACATGAGAGAAGGTAATCTACAAGATTACAGACCATTTCTAGCTCTATTAGGTGCATTGTCTGGTGAGAGTGGACCAAGATATATGCCAGAGTCTAAAGTAAAAGGTTTACAAGCAATGATAGAAGCTACTCGTAAAGAAAAACAAATGCAACAAATGGGTATGCAAGAAGGCGGTATCACACAAATGCAATCAGGTCGTAGCACAGCATTAGAACAAAGTTTTATGCCACCAGGTAGAAATGAATTACCTATGTCTTCTGAATCAGCTAGTAGTTTAAGAGGCGGTATATCTAATATTGCAAAAACATTAGGACTAATTGATGAAGAAGGCAATATAGACCCAGTTCAAGCATCATTATTAGGTTTAAGTTTTGTACCAGGAGTAGGATTAGTTGCTGGAGCAGGTCGACTTGGTTTAGGTGTAGCAAAATTTTTAGCTCCAAAAGCTAAATCATTTTTCATGAAACCAAATCCTGTTCTTTCTAAAGGATTACAACCTGGTCAAAGAGTTATAGTTGATCCTAAGAAAGGTAAAACAATGATACAAAGCACAGGTAAAGATTCAGGTAAAATAATACCTGAAACAGTTGCTGATGTTAGTAAAATAGCAACAACAGCAGGAGTAGTGTCATCACCTTTTGCTGTAAGTAATATATTTGCACCTGATGAATCAACAGAACCTGTAGTAGAAGAATTAACACCAGAACAAAAAGAAATAAAAAGATTACAAGATTTATTAGCAGAAGCAAATAAACCAAAAGATGAAAGTGAGCCAGTAAAAAAAGGACTGGGATCAGATGATTTCTTAACACTAGCACAACTTGGTGGAATTTTAGGTGGTGCAACAAATCTTGGTGAAGCTGCTATGGGTATTGGTAATTTAGCAGGACAAATACAAACAACTAGACGTGCAAGTAAATTAGAAGGTCTACAAGGAAAACTCCTTGAAGCACAAGCTGCTAAATATATAGCTGATGTTGCTAATATGGATTTAAATAATGCTTTACAACAATATTCTGCACTGCCTAAATTAGTTGAATCTGGTGTTTTAACTCCAGAAGAAGCAAAAATAAGAGAAGCTGCATTAATACAAAGAATTAATGAATTTCAAGGCACGGCTACAAATACAAGTCAAAAATCTTATTCACAATTTGTAAGTTAATAAATGGAAAAAATAAAATTACCTGGTGATAAAGTTTTAAATATTCCAGATGATATTGATCCACAGTTAAGAGCACAAATAGCTGCTGATATAAAGGCAGATTTTGGCATTGATATAAATCAAACTACTGTATTAGGTAGAGCAGCAGAGTTGCCTAAAGGAATAGCTAGAGGTGCTATAGGTTTAGCTACTGATGTTCCATTAGGTATTGCATCTTTATTTGATGTTGGTAATGACGGAAAAGTTGTTAAAGGTTTACAAGCATTTAAAAAGAAAGTAAGAGAAGAATCTCCATTAGCTGCTGAACCAGGATATGAAGATTTATGGACTACCAAACTTAGTGAAGGATTGGGATCATTTGTACCTTTTCTTGGTGCAGGTCTTGCAGGTCGAGCATTAACTCAAGCTCCAAAACAATTTTTTAGTAAAGGTTACTTTAAAACTCCAGAATTTACTTTACCTGCTGCATTAGCAGTACCCACTGGTGTTGCACAACAAGCCGATAGAGTGCAGATGGCTAGAGAAATGGGTGAAGATGTAGGAGGTATATCTGAAACAATAGCAGAGCTAGCAGGTGGTGTCATAGGTATATCAGAAGTATTACCTATTGGTGCATTGTTATCTAGAACATCTAAGACTGCATTAAAAGATTATGCACTCAGAGATAAAATTAAATCAGCTTTATTACAAGGTACACAAGAAGGTGCACAAGAAGTATTTGCTAGTCTTGCACAAGACCTTACAGCTAGAGGTTTATACAGTGATGAACTACCAATAGGTGAAAGTTTAGCTGATGAATTTACCATTGGTGGTGTTATTGGAGCAGGTGCTGATCTTGTTGTTAATAGTTTTGCTGGTCGTAGAGGTATTGGCAATGAAAATCTAAAACAAAGAGAAGCACAGTTAAGGCAAAATAGAATACAGCTACAAGATGAAAAACGTTTTGACAAAGCTGTAGAGCAAGGTTTAGTAGAAGAAATACAACCAGTAGAAGTTAAAGATAAACCAGATATACCTATACCTGTAGGTGAAATACAACCATTACCAAACTTTGAGATTATTCAAGATACTCAAGGTAACTTTAATTTACTTGATACAAGCAAAGAAGGTAGCCCTGTTCTTAAAACATTTGAAGCAGAAGCAGAAGCTATTGTTGCTAAAGAAAAAGAACTTAATAAGTTAAGAGTAAAAAATCTTAAAATAGATATTGAAAATGCCTTATACAATCAAGGACTTATTAATAGTTCTTCTGGTTTTGATTTAGGTGTAACTCTATTAGACCCTAATAGTATTCAATTAAATCCTCAGTCAATATTAAACTTTGATTCAAAAGTTAAAAAAGTAGATCGTAAAGATATTGAATCTTACTTTACTAATAAAAAAGTTGATTTAAAACCAACATATACAATGCAAGAAGTAAGAAAAATTCTTGCACCCAAAGACCTCAATAGATTGCAGTCAGACATGGCTCAACAAATCTTTAGACAATCTGAAAAACGAGGCGAACCATCCATTCGTGATGACAAATCCCAAGTTAATGTAAACAATAAATATATTAAAGAAATAGCAGCATCTAAGAATATTGAATTAGATTTCAAAGACCCTGCTGTTCAACACTTTACCAGAGAAGTTACTGGTTATGATGATATATCCAAAGTAAAAAATCGTGGTGCAAAAGAATTATTTTTAGCACGTTTACATTCCCTACCTAAGTTTAATTTTAAAACAAAACTCCCAGACTTTAGACCAAGACAATATTCAGCAGAAGATATGGCTAACTTTGTAGCTAATATGGGTATTAACAATACTGAGTTCTCTGTTGCTGATCTGCTTAAAGCTGGTCCTACAGCAGGAAACAAACCTGCAACGGAACAATTTGTAAGAGATTTAACAACCAGTGGTAGAGCTAATAAAGTTGAAGGCACTAACAAATATAAAATAAATAAAAACTATGAGTTTGAAGTAGCCAGGAAAGCAGAAGGATTTAATGAAACACCAGAAGAGTTTGGCGAAAGACTTGTAAGAGAAGGTGTATTACCTCAAGAAACTATTGACCAGTTAATTGAGGCTGAGAAGGTGCGTCAAGAGAAATATTTACCACCGAAAGAAGTAGCTCCAAAAATGATTAACTTTGCACAATCTGTAGAAGAAGGCAGAGTTAATAAGTTTGCACAAGAAGCTAGAAAAATACTAGACAAAGCAGGTCTTAAAGAAACTGGTGTAATTATTAGTGATGAGATTCTATCTACTGAGGGTTTAATAGAAACTCCTGATGGAGTTATTAAAAGAGACCCTAGAGCATATAGGGATGAAACAAGTTTTGCAGAAGGAGAATATGATAGAAATACAGACATAGTATTTGTTTCTTTAAATGCAGTAAATCCAGATGGTTTAGCTACTGATGCTGAGATACAACAACGTATCAATAGAATCATTGACCATGAAATGATTCATGCACTTAGAGCTAAAGACTTAATTAATGAACAAGAATATCAATATTTACGACAAGAAGTAAAACGCAGAAAAGTGCCAGAGTCTGTAGATGCAGAAGCATTTGCTAAAAATAAAACTTATTATCAACGTAGCATTGATATAAATGAAAAAACTCTTCAAGGTAGAAATGTTGGTAAAGATAGAGCAGAAGAATTTTATGTAGAAGAAGCTATTGCTGAACTATATCGTAATAGATTCTCTCAACCAGCTATTCCAAAGAAAGCTGAAACTATATTTGAAAAAATTACACAGTTCTTTAAGTCTCTTGGTCAAGCATTTAGACGTTCTGGATTTGACAAATCAAGCGATATATTTAGAGCAATAGAAGAAGGCGAAGTTGGTAAAAGAGAACGTGGTGAAATAAGAACATTACGAGAAATAGATCGTGTGCCTCTTGCTGATGAACTACAACCTATTGTAGAAATAGACGAAACAAGACCAAGAACTCCATATACAACTATAGGGGTTGATGAAGATGGGAATGAAGTTATTATTTCTACAACACCTATAGAACAGTTTCCAGGTACTGTGCCTTCAAGACCTCTTACAGGTTTAACACTTAGACCTAGAGCAGGAGTAGGTGGTCCAGATGCAACACCTATTGGTGAAGTATATGATGTAGACAAATTAACACCAGAAGAATATTTAGATACTAAAAATTTTATTTTAGATAATTATAAAAAGATTTATAAAGACGTTCCTAAAGGTGTAAAAAAAGATGGAAGAAAATTTCTTAAATGGATGAGAGATAATGCACCTAATGAAGATTATAAAATAATTTCTTCTAAAGTTTTAGAAACTTTAAATAAACTAGCTAATGCAGGTATAGATACATTTATAGAAATTAAAGCATTGCCTCGTGGTAGAAGAGGACAAAATGCATATAATCCATGGGAAAAACAAAATACAATTAGTTTAGCTAATAGAAGAGATTCAGGTCGTGATGATGGAGTAAATTATGAAACCATATTGCATGAGTTTATACATTCAGCAACTGTTCCTATTATTTATAAAAGAAAATTAGGTGGATTAAATAAAAAAGCAGATAAATTATTTAAAAATTTAGAAGAAATACAAGAAAAATTTGCAACAGAAATTTCTAGTCGTTGGAAAAATTTAAGAGATAAAATAGAAGAATATCAATCTACAGGAAATGAAGATATAGCATTAGAACTTGATAAATTAATATTAGAACCAGCAGAAAATTATTTACTTAAAGGAACTCGTTACATAGATAATGGTAAATTTGAAAGAATAACCTCTCCATTAAATGAAGATAGACTTCAGGGTAGGATGCGTGAGTTAAATTTTAGAATTTTGCAAATGGGCAGACATTTTATTGGCTATCAAACATATGGATTACAAGACCCAAAAGGAAAAACTTTTCAAGAATTAAGAAAAAATAAACAAGCTGATCTTTCTGAGTTCTTAACTTTTGGTTTTACAAATAGACAATTTCAAGAATTATTAGAAAGCGTTGATTTTGTGCCTAAAAAACAAAGTGCGTGGTCTAAGTTTGTAGATTCTATTAGAGAATTTATAGGACTACCTGTAAAAGCTAATACTGCTTTGTCAGGATTTTTAGAAAATGCTTCTACATTAGTAGATATTGCTGCAATAGAACCAAGTGATATTAAATCAGGGCAAAGAGATGTAGTCATAACAACATCAGATCGGCAATCTTTAGATGATGAAATAAATAAACTAGGCACACAAATATATAACCTAGAACGTAGAGCAGAAGCTGATAGGCAATATCTTAGCAATGATGCATATAACCAAGATATGCGTAGGATTGGTAACTTAAAAGCTAGGCAAGAAGATTTAATACGACAACGTGCAGAGTTGCCTCCAGAACAACCACCTTTATTTAGTAGAGCACAAGATATTGGATCACCTCTTGATGAACCTCTTAGTTATAGATTAAATGATAGAACTTTAGAACGTTGGTTAAAATATCATAACTATGAAAACTTAAATGAAAGACCAGGTGCACCTAGAACAGAAGGTGAGATAGATGCAGCATATAGAAGAAATGATCCTGCTCTCAATGAATCTTATGTTTTATACCCAGATAGAGTAGAAACTTTCTTTGCACCTACTGGTGATAAGTTATCTAAAAAAACATACAAGAA